ATACAAAAAGGGACATATAATGTATTTGCATAAACGAGAACTAGAAAAGATGTTGGAAATTTTGCAAAAGTTTCCTGACACAGAAACAGTAAAAATTGAACAAGATGGTAGTTCAGGTATCGGCACAACGACCACGATGCAGTTTTCTACAACAGTAAACAATGTCGAAGGTGACTTTATTGTAACTATCTCTGGTGTGGAGAATTGGTAATGCCTAAATGTTATCAACTTGTTGGAGTGCCGGGTTCGGGTAAAAGCACATGGATATCTAAACAGGATTGGGCTGTGCCCTGTGCTAAAATTAGCACAGATAAATGGGTTGATATCTACGCAAGAGAAGTTGGTCTAACCTACAGTGAAGTGTTCGAAGCATTTATGCCCACTGCTGTAGAATTAATGGCCAAAGAAGTTGTTGTGGCTCACGAGTTGGGCAGAGACATTATCTGGGATCAAACTAGTACCACAGTAAAAAGTCGTGCTAAGAAGTTTCATATGCTGCCAGATTATGACCACATTGCTGTGGTGTTTAAGATGCCTGATGCAGCAGAGCTTGCTAGGAGACTTGCAGCTCGACCAGGAAAAAACATTCCTGACTCGGTAATGAAATCAATGATTCATAGTTTTGAAATGCCCACAGAAGAAGAAGGCTTTAAGGAAATTTGGTATGTCTAAAGAAAGGAGTCTAGTATGGGTTACAATACAAAACACTTTGATCACGAAGCCTACTATGCTTCCAAGTCAACAAAAGAACTCGAATCCTTGTTGAAGAAGGCCACTGAGTTTGTAGAAAAACATCCGCAGTTTGAGTTCAGCTGGCACAATGAATATCGGCAAAAATTGAAACTGTTGATTGCAGAAAGAATTGGAAGGAAATAATATGCCCAGTGTATTTTTAGTCAGCGACACGCACTTTGGCCACATGGGTGTTTGTCGCTTCACACGTAACGATGGTGTTACAAAACTTCGTCCCTGGGACAGTCCAGAAGAAATGGATGAAGCCATGGTCAAGGCATGGAACCAACGAGTCAAACCCACTGACAAGGTCTACCATTTAGGTGATGTTGTTATCAACCGCAGAGCATTATCTACGTTAGCCCGCTTAAACGGCGACAAGGTTTTAATCCGTGGCAACCACGACATCTTCCGCGATGACGAGTATAGGCAGTACTTTAGAGAATTACGAGCATATCATGTTATGAACGGAATGATCTTAAGTCATATCCCGTTGCACAGTGACAGCATGGGTCGTTTTGGTGTTAACATTCACGGACACTTACATGCCAACCGTGTAAAAAAGGCTCGTGGTGTAGATGTGCGTACAGGAGAAATCTTGTACAGTGAGGACATTGATCCCCGCTACCATTGTGTTTGCGTAGAACAACTTCCTGATTTTGCTCCTATCTTATTTGAAGATGTGTTAAAGCGTATTAAAGAAGAAGGCGGCGAAATTGGATTTAAAAATGGCAACGGTCCTATTATGTAAATAGACCCTTCGGGGTCTATTTTTTTGACTAAAATAACATAAAACTAAATACATTGCAACGCCGAATATTTCGACGTCGGATCAAATTGACGCTTGAAGTAGTGACTTCTTTACTGACATAACTATGCTCAGAACGCCGACCGTGTGTAGATATTAATTCTACTAGCAACTGTAATCACTAACATAATCTAATTATGACTAAATTATTATTTTTAGGGACAAATTATAATTTATCTTTGTTCGCAGAAACGGCAGAAAACATGGGAATCACTGTCGCAGGTGTTTTAGATGATAATTATTTTGGAAATACAGATTTTATGAGTGGTGTACCATTGGTCGGAAGTGAGGAAAATTTTAATTTTGAACTTGAACGAGACAATTACTTATTTTTTGTTAGTGCATCAGTGGTGCCTGTTAGTCTTAAAGACAAAGTTAAAAGAAGAAAAATGATCAACTTGGTAGATAAATTTAACCTCAATTTAGCAACTCTAACTAATAAATTTTGTGAAATAAGTAAGGGTGCAGTTCTTCATCCTGGATGTTATGTTGGGTTTTGTGGCGGGGTTGGATATCAAACGATATTGATGCCACACAGTCAAGTACACACATACTCTGCGTTAGCGCACGATTGTGTACTAGGCAAAAACAGTGTGGTTGAAAGACGTGCGTTTGTTACCGGCTGTATTAATGTAGGGGAAAATGTGCATATAGGTTTTGATTCTGTGGTATCGAAAGCTAAAACTGTGGGAAGCAATAGTGTTATTCATCCTCGAATAACTGTACTCAGAGATGTCGAAGAAAATGAAATAGTTAGTCTTGTTGGTAGTAATACTAGAAGAATTTACGGAGAAATAATCAGAGAATGAAATCTAAAATAAATTTATTGTTTACATTTCAAATAATCACGCATTTAAGTTTAATTCCGATGATTATTTACGGATTGTGGTATCACTGGTTGATCGCATTTTTTGTTTATTTTTTAACAGGCAGTATTGGTATGAGCGGAACTTACCATAGGTTACTTAGCCACAAAAGTTATCAAGCTCCAAATTGGTGGATGTACTTGGGGACTATATTGGCTACTTTGGGAGGCACAGGTAGTTCAATTGCTTGGTGCTCAGTTCATCGGGAGCATCACAGATTCACTGATACAGACAAAGATCCACATTGCCCCCATCATCTAGGATTTTTTAAAGTTCAATTTTTGAGTATGTTTCACGACGTGAATCTTAAATATGTGCCGGACTTATTGCGTAGTAATTTTCATTTAGCCATGCACAAATATTATTGGTTAATACATGCTATCTACGCTACAATATTGTGGAGCATAGATCCTTTTGCACTGATATATGCATGGTTAGTGCCGGCTGTTATATTATGGCATGCTGGTAGTAGTATCAATACTTTTAGTCATTCAATAGGTTGGCAAGATCATCAGACAAAAGACACCAGCACCAATCATTGGTTTAATGGTATAATCATGTGGGGAGAAGGATGGCATAATAATCATCATGCATTTCCAGCAGATTACCGATTCGGTAAGAAGTGGTACGAATTCGATATCACAGCATATATTATTGAATGGATTAAAAAATGAAAACAAGAAAAGATTTACCTAGCTTTGGATACCTTCGAGACCTTAAAGTAGATATTAACGCACTACTTAATCATTGTATTCAGCAAGAACTATTAGATCCCAACAAATATAACTCTATTCAAGTAAAAAATAAAACAGGGTACGAAGATTTTATAAAAATGAATCATCATCATTGTCATGACTACATTATGGCCGCTGATGAAGATTGCGAAAACATGGAAAGTTATAAACAGTTGGCACTAACAGATTTCGATGAAAGTAAACGCACAGGTAATGTTTTCGAATCTACTCCTACAACAGTGCTTCATCGCAGTAAAAGAATTGATCCTTCGAGAGCCAGTTATGTGCCAGAAGCAGACGAGCATAATTATGGTGTTCGAAATTCGTTGGTAACCGGCGAAATTGAAAAACTCTTAGATATGTTTACCAGCTCAGTAAAACGAGTAAGATTTGCGTACATGAAAGAAAATCATAAATTCGGCCCCCATAGAGACTACGATCCTAGCTATATTACTCGATATCATATTCCGTTAATAACCAATCCTGGAGTAATTTTCTTTGCCAAAGATAATCACGGAATAGAGCGCGGAATTCATTTACCTGCAGATGGCAGAATTTATTTTTTAAACGCAGGACATATTCATTGGGTACACAATAACAGTGACCAAGGAAGAGTGCATCTGATTGTGGATGTTCACGGGCAGAAAGAATTAGAAAATTTAGAAGAGCTAAATTTTTAATGTAAATATTTGTATATAGGTTCTATAATCATGAGTATCAAACAAGAAATTTTAAGATATAGTCGACAAGAAACAATGTCTCCACTGAGTAGTTGGTTTGAATTTAAATTACAAGAACTAATTGACAGTGGTGTGTATACAGATATTAATACACTAGAAGTAACTGGAAAGAAATTAGTCAGCGGATTAATATCATACGCTAAAAAATATAATATACATTCGGTTGCATTAGGCATGAGTGGCGGAGTCGATAGTGCGTTAACAGCAGCTTTGTTTAAAACTGCGGGTTGGCGTGTTGTAGGGCTGACTATGCCTATACACCAAAAAAATGAAGAAACAGAAAGAGGCATTGAAGCCTGTAAAGTACTGGGTATTGCACATAAACATATAGATTTAACTAAAAACTATGATGATTTATTAAAAAGTATAAAAGCACATGATCCAGAAATAATGTCTTCTGATCAAAGTCTTCGTCGAGGAAATCTAAGAGTTCGTCTGCGAATGATGACAGTGTACAATGAAGCAAGTGCTATCAAAGGTTTAGTGGGCAGCACCGACAATTTCAGTGAACTAGCAGCAGGTTTTTGGACACTACATGGGGACGTGGGCGATCTGGCCCCAATTCAAAGTTTGAACAAGAGTTGGGAAGTTCCCAAATTAGCTGAACTATATGGGGTACCCGAATCTACTGTTTTTGCTACACCCACTGATGGTCTCGGTATTAGCAGCGGAGACGAAGATCAATTTGGTTTTAGTTATTTAGAATTTGACACAGTATTAATGTCATTGTGTAATTCCAGTACTGTATTCGACAATAGAAATTCTATAATTCAATATCTTGAAGTTCCTGCGGCCGATTTAGAAAAAGTGAATCGTATATTGGATAGAATTAAAGGCAGTGCTTTTAAACGACAGAATCCTTATAATTTAGATCATCCGCACCAAAATTTCAGATATAGTGGATTAAAATCAATTGACAGTTCTTTGTGGAACGTTTAAAATAATAAGGCTATTTTATACTACTATTATAAATATGGTTATAACTGGCCTTCAAAATGATTTACACCATAAAAGATTTATCTGATCCTCTAGCATCTTATCTTAAAGATGACCCTGTCAGACCACATATACCACACGAGCAACGATTTGGCGCAAACCGTCAAGTCTTGGCACTAACAGAAGACAACACCGTTCGCGCAGTTGTTTGTGCCAGGCTGTGCAGTATAATCCCCAAAGATGAACAAGAGTTATTGTCTGATAATTCTGACATGCCAGATACCGCAGTATTTTATACAATATGGAGTTATCATCCGGGCGCCGGCCAAAAATTAATAAGAGAAGGTCTTAAAGAATTACAAAAGACCATGCCCAACGTTAAACGGTTTGTAACACTAAGTCCTACCACAGACATGGCTCGAAAGTTTCATTTGAAAAACGGTGCCAACGTATTCAGAGTTAATCATGAAAGTGTTAACTATGAATATATACAACTATAAACTTTAATTTCAATGACAAATGTAAAAAACTATGTGGTGTGTGCTCACCGCAAAATTAAAAGTACCAAGTGGGTTTGGAAAGATACCAAAGACGAGGGCGACATCTATGAAACTTACAAACAGATGTGTTTGCATAGTTTGAGCAGTGCCCGACATTTTCTCGAAGGCGAATGGGAATATATTTTATTCGACGAAGAAATCGAAAGCATCAATGATGCCATGCCTTTAAACAACGACAGAGTTTATAAGTTGTGGCACCAAGAACCCTGTAATATTTTGTGGGTTGGACCCGATGTACAGTTTGTGAAACCCACTAAATTGTTCGGTGAATTCAATGAGTTTAGGTTATTTAATTGGACCGATCCTAAAAGCTGGAATGAACCCAACCAATATAATCAAAGTTTTGATAATTTGTTTAACAATGATTTGCAGTATTATCCGCACACAATGGATAAAGGCCTATGGACAGTAGAACGTGAAATGCGAGCTGCATGGGATAACAGTGATGGCATGAGTAGTTACAATAATCAACAAATTATTCATAATACTATGTTTTGGAGCCAGGAATTGCCATGGGAACAAGCACATAGACCCGATTTATTCTATCAAGCACAATGGTTGCCATGGCAATCTATTGAAATGCAAGACGAATGGAATCGCTGTAAGTATGTAGATGCACATGTCATACATTGGCATAGCAGTCGACATAGTCCTACTAAACTAGAATGTATGCGACAAGTAAATGAAGCATTGAATGTTCCTTTGTTAACAGAATTTAAATGAAAATAGCTGTTCTAGGTGCAAGGGGTTACCTCGGTAGTTATTTGCACAAATATTTTTCGCATGATCATTCGGTGATTCCGGTCACTAGGGAAACTTTAAATTTAAGCAGCTATGCTGAAGTGGATCAATGGCTGACTCAGGTTAAACCAGACATAATAATTAATGCAATTACCAGTGGCGGCGGCACAAAGATAAACGACATTAATTACACCGACGTGCAAACTGACTTAGGTATCTTTTTCAATTTTTATAATAATTCGAAATGTCCTAGATTTATCAACATTGGCAGTGGAGCTGAATTTGATAGAAGAAATGTTATACACAATGTCAAAGAAGAAAATGTTGTAAATAACACCCCCTTAGAAAGTTATGGATTCGCTAAAAATATCATCGCTCGTGCAATATTAAATCGTGACAATTTTTATACTCTGCGATTGTTTGGATGTTTTGATTCCAGTGAACCAGACATTAGATTGTTTAAAAAATTTCTATCAGGTAAAATTACTTCAATTGAAGATAAATTTTTTGACTACATTAGTGCATTAGATTTTGCAAAGATTGTAGAATATTATTGCAAAGAAGAAAAACCTAAATTTAAAGATATTAATTGTGTTTATTTAGAAAAATATTTTCTTAGCGATTATTTAAAAATGTTAAATTCTTTTCACGGTACTAATATTGCATTTACTATCAATGATACACAATGGTGCTATTATACCGGTAGTGGAAAAAAGCTCGCTCAATTGGGAATTGACTTACAAGGGCTAGAACAAGGAATAAAAAATTATGTCTAAAAAAATTGTTTATGTTACAGGGTGTTTGGGATTTATCGGAAGTCATGTCACTGAAACTTGTTTAAAACAGGGATGGTATGTCATTGGTGTAGACAAATGCACTTATGCCAGCAACTCTGCATGGATTGACAGTTGGTCAATGAGATACAGTGATCAGTTTCATTTTATTAAAAGCGATATCAATGATTTAACAAGACTGTATGACTGTGACTATATTATTAATACTGCTGCTGAAACTCACGTCGACAACAGCATAGAAGACAGTGATTTATTTGTTCACAGCAATATCAACGGGGTGCATAATTTACTCAAGTTGATAAACAAAAAGAAAAATAAAAAACCTATATTCCTACATTTCAGTACGGACGAGGTTTATGGAGATATAGCAGAAGGCAGTCACACAGAAACAGATCTGTTAAAACCCAGCAACCCTTATAGTGCAACCAAAGCTGCTGCGGATCATCTTGTTACAAGTTGGGGCAGAACATATAATTTACCCTATGTTATAATTCGTCCAACCAACAACTACGGTATAGGACAATATGTTGAAAAACTTATTCCTAAAACGGTAAAGTATTTAAGTGTGGGGCGTAGAGTAGATCTACACAATAACGGTACTCCGGTGCGTACATGGTTATATGCAGGTGATACAGCTCAGGCTGTGATTAAAATTATCGAATCGGGTGCCGTAAATGAAATTTATAACATAAGCGGAAACTACGAAACTGAAAATATCAATGTAGTTAAGAAAATAATCGATTTAATGAAACTCACTGACCCTTTAGAAGATTATATTGAACATATGGTACGAGTTGGACAGGATGTTCGGTATAGTATTGACGACAGTAAACTACGTCAATTGGGATGGAAGCCTGAAGCAATATTTGACAAAGAACTAGTAAAGATAGTAGAATACTACAAAGAAAATTTTATTTGGTGATACATGGAACAAATTCTTCAACAGGTACGTGAATACATTCGCGAAAAACAAGCAAACAAAACATGGCAGGCAGGACGAGACTTTGTTAATTATGCAGGTGCATATTACAACGAAGACGAATTCGTAGCCGGAGTAGGATCTCTACTCAACGGATGGCTGGCCATGGGAGACCAAGGACTGCAATTCGAAAGGCAATTTCCTAGACAATTTGGTAAAACAAAAGGCATTGTCACTAACAGCGGCAGTTCAAGTAATCTGTTGATGATGTCAGCACTGACCAGTAAGCGTGGTTATAACTTACCTAAAGGCACTAAAGTTTTAATGCCTATCGCTGGCTTCCCTACTACACTTAATCCTACACTGCAAGTGGGTTTCGTTCCAGTGTTTGTAGACATTGAATTAGACACGCTGAACTTGGACACCACACAATTAGAAAAAATTCTAATAGACAATCCAGACATTCGAGTAATCACTTTTGCTCATGTATTGGGTAATCCTCCCAATATGGATGAAGTCATGCGTGTGGTAAACAAATACAATCTGATTCTATTAGAAGATTGTTGTGATGCCTTGGGCAGTACCTATGACGGCAAGCCCCTGGGATCATTTGGATTAATGTCTTCATGTAGTTTTTATCCAGCACATCATATGACCATGGGCGAAGGCGGGTATGTTGCCACAGATGATGCTAACACAGATGTAATTCTTCGTAGCTTCCGTGAATGGGGTCGTGGATGCTACTGTGTGGGGCCTGAAGCTAACAAGCTAAAATGCGGAACGTGTGGCAAACGTTTCAATAATTGGATTCCTACACTGCCTGACGAAATATTTGATCACAAATATGTATACGATGAAATTGGGTATAATCTCAAGCCCATCGAACTACAATGTGCCATGGGATTAGAGCAACTTAAAAAATTGCCTGAGATTCATGCATTGCGTAGACGAAACCATGCTCTTTTATTCAGCATCTACGAACGTTACGAAGAATTCTTTCATTTGCCAAGAGCGCAAGATAAAAGTAATCCAAGTTGGTTTGCATTTCCATTGACTGTTAGAAAAGATGCGCCATTTAAACGCAGTGACATTGTAGATTACTTGGAAGAAAACCTAATCCAAACAAGACCTTATTTTGCTGGTAATATTATGTTACAGCCGGCCTACAGTCATTTAATGGATCCGCAGCTAGCCAAAGATAATTATCCTAACGCTACCCATGCTATGACTCATACATATTTTCATGGCACTAGCCCTGTGATTACACCAGAACAAATTGCTTACATCGGTGAGAAGGTTGATGGTTTTATGAGTTTGTTTGCATGAAAAGATTAAGTATTGCTGCCGCCAATATTGACGGCCAACCTATGTTCAAATACTTGGATCGAGCTAGGCAACTGGAAGCTCAAGGTCGAAGTATGATTCACATGGAGATTGGCGATCCTGATTTTAATACTCCGGATAATATTACCATGGCAGCAGTACGAGCATTGACTGAAGGCCGCACTCATTATACCAGCAGTTGGGGCGAGCTAGAATTTAGAGAAGCCATACGTGTTGCTACATTTAATAGTAGACACTTTATGCCTGACCTGAATCAAGTGTTGGTAGTACCTGGTGCCAATGTTGGCATATTTTATGCCGTGTTTACACTGTGTGATCCGGGCTACGATGTGTTAGTGCCTGACCCTGGATTTGCCACTTACTACAGCACAATTAAGATGTGCGGTGCAAATGCTGTTCGAGTCCCCCTCAAAGAAGAACACGGATTCCGGATGCAAGCAGATGATGTTCGTAAACTGATCACTGACCGTACAAGACTGCTAATTATCAACAGTCCTAATAATCCCACTGGCGCAGTAATGTCAAAAGAAGAGCTTAAAGCTATCTACGACCTATGCGTGGAAAAGGACATTTACTTGTACAGCGATGAAATTTATAGTCGAATGATTTACGATGACTATGAATTCACAAGTCCCAGTCAGTATGATAAGTGTAAATCTCACGTTATATTAAGTAATGGTTTTAGTAAAGCATTTGCGATGACAGGATGGAGATTGGGCGCACTGATTGGCCCCACTGAAGTCATGGAACGTATGGCTGCATTGTTACAAACTACCAGTAGCTGTGTCAGTCCTTTTATTCAACATGCTGGTGTTGAAGCAATACGTGGAACACAAGATTCTGTGTATAGAATGATGGCTGAATATCGAAGTCGGCGAGATATTCTTGTCAAAGGTCTCAATGAGATACCAGGATTTCGATGTAAATCCCCGGGCGGTGCGTTTTATGTGTTTCCTAATATAGAAGAAACCGGACTCACTGACGTTGAAGTCTGTGAACAATTAATGGATAAAGCAGGAGTAGTAACTGTACCGGGCAGTTGTTTCGGACAGTATGGGCAAGGTCATATTAGGCTTTGCTATGCCACTGACACTTATAGTATAATGAGTGCAGTTAAACGAATTAATGAATGGGCCAGTAAATTATGAGAGTCTGTGATTGGATCGCTGAATATTTGTATCAAATTGGAGTTGAACGTGTTCATGGATTGATGGGCGGCGGAGCCAGTGGCCTCAATGACGGTTTCATCAAAAATGGAAAGATCGGCTACGTTTGCTATCACCACGAACAAGGTGCCGGCCATGCAGCCATTGGCGAAAGCAAATTTACAGGAAAGTTGTCAGTAGTTAATCCTACCACAGGTTGTGCAGGTACCAATTGTGCTACCAGTGTTCTCAATGCTTGGCAAGACAGTGTGCCTGTATTGTTTATCAGTGGCAATGTTCGAACAGCAACTTGCAGTAGACACATTAATCAGACAAAAAATATTAATATTCGAAAATACGGCATTCAAGAGCATGATGTAATTGAAACATACCAGAGCATGACAAAAATGGCCTACTTTATCGAAAGCCCCGATGAAGTTGCATATAGACTACAAGAAGCAATTTGGAAAGCAACAACGGGACGACCTGGTCCAGTCTGGATTGACATTCCAGGAGATGTTCAGGTAGCACAAATGCCTGAAAATCCTTCGCAATTTCAACCCCCTGCAAGTACACTTAAAGCGCAGGACTATGCTTTAATTAAAGAATTGTTGAATAAAGCCGAACGCCCTGTTGTATTGGCAGGCTACGGTATTAGACAGGCAAACGTAGTTGATAATTTTGTTAAGTTCGTTGAAAAATATCAAATTCCTTATGTAAGTACATATGGTGCTAGAGATTATACAGAAAACAGTCATCTATTAAGTATCGGGGCAGTGGGTATCAAGGGGTCGAGAGCTGGAAACTTTGCCATGCAGAACGCAGATTTATTGTTGATCCTAGGTAGCAGTTTGAATGCCAGTGTCATAGGATATGATCCTAAACAATTCTCTCCAGCAAGCACTAAAATTCTAATAGATATCGACTGGAACGAATTAAACAAAGACATTGTACCAATTGATCTCAAGTATAACGATTACTTAGAAAACTTTTTTGAGGCTATGCTATTATGAAACACCAATGGATTCAAAAATGCAATGAATGGAAAAATAAATGGCCTGTGATGCAGGAGGAATATCGTCCTGCTGATAGTCAATTCCGATTAAACATTTATGCTGTGCTGGATGCAATCAATCAGCATAGTTCAGCTGATGATATTTTAATGGGCGATGCTGGCAGTATTAGCTATGCAGGGCCTGTGGCACTCAATGCCAAACAAGGCCAGCGTTTTATCTTTAGCCCCGCGCAAGCAGATATGGGGTGGGCGCTGCCTGCTGCGGTTGGAGTAAGCATGGCCAGTAATCAACCTGTGATCAGTATCATAGGCGATGGCAGTTTTATGAGCAATGTTCAAGAGTTAGCTGTAGTTAAACAGCATGAACTAGACATCAAATTTGTTATATTAAATAACAACGGTTACTTGAGTATTAAAAACACCCAACAAAAATATTTCAATGGCAGAGTCTACGGTACCAGCGGTGAAACTGGTCTTTGGTTTCCCAGCATGAAAAATATTGCCACGGCATTTGGCATGCCCTGTGTGGACATCAGAACAAAAGAGGATCTGCGACTTCAGTTCCCTAGAGCCCTTAAGAAAAAAGGACCAGTTATTATAGACTGCCAATGTCTTTCCGAACAGGAAATATTGCCCGCCCAGGCATTAAAAAATGGCAAACAAGCTGGCCTGCACGACATGACACCATTTCTCAGTCAAACTGAACTAGAACAAGAAATGATTATAAAAAATGTGTAAATACTTTTATGGTGTATTGGCAGGAATATGTACGTGCAGCGTATGATCTGATAATCGAAAGTGAAGGTCTAAGTGCTACCTTTTTGGATCACGAAGTAGAAGCATATGTAGTACATCTGTTCGCTAAAAACTTTAATAGAACAGACATAGGGAATACCCCTGTGGCAATACAAATACTATCCACTAACAATTATCAACCTATCGGTGATGAGTGTTTGCTTATAAACAGTTTTCCTTTGAAAAAAAGACGCTGGCCCAGCGATACATATTATATTGAAATGGGCACCATTGCCTACGGTATGGCCAATTTAACTTTGATGGAACAAAATTTCGAAAATGCCAGCAAAGTGTTGCACACAGTTTTTAAAAGAATTGGTTAAAGTCATTGACTTAATTTAAATATTATGCTATTATTGCAGTTCAATTAATCCTTAAGGAACTGTATGTTTGAATCAATCGAAATTCGTAAAGCCGCCAATGGTTTTATTTTAGTTGTTAACACCGAAGACGAAGCCAAGGAATATGTTTACGATACTAGCCGAAAATTGATGCGAGTTATTAAACAATATATTGACGCTGATAATAAATCGGAAGAGTAATACTTAAATATACGTTAAAAAATATTATTTTTATAACGATTTATCAGGCCAAATTTTGGTTGACCAATATTCCCAATTTTGCTATAATAATGGAATAGTAAGCAACAAGAGGAAACAAAATGGCTCGTTACACTCCAGTTAAGATTTCTACGGTGGATTTGGCTGCTCTGTCTTTTGCAGCATTTCGTCATAATCAGTCGAACGTTCGCAAGGATCCGACTTACTTTGACAAAGTCACAGATTCTGTGGTGCCTGTGACTCCTAATAAAGTTCTGATGCGCGAAGGTAATCTTCAAGTCACTGAGCAGGATCGTACGGATGCTCAGTCGGCCATTGATACCCTGAGTCAGGATCGCATGATGCGAATCCTTAAAGGACTCAAAGTTGCCGATTTCCAAAATACGCTGACTAATCTTATAGTGCAGACTGAATGCACTATGAGTGATGCAGGACTTATGGCATTTCTGCCTTCCATGGCTGATCAAATTCGTCAGCGTCAAGCTCGCGAACAAGAAGTAGCAGAATTGGCCCATATCAGTGAATTTTTGGGCAAGGTGGGCGATAAAATTACTGCGGAAATCACGGTGTTGAATTCCCGGTTTGTTCAGCAGTTTGGTTGCTGGTCTGTGAATGCCAAAGATAATTCAGGCAATCTGATTTCTTACTTTACCAGTAAGGAAGAATGCACTCGTAGCGGCCGCTATACTGCCAAAGTTAAGCGGGTTGAAACTAGCAGTTTTCATAACGGTGCCCGTGTTACCACGCTGAATTTTGTAAAATCTGCTTAAAAAATAGGCAGAAAATGTGTTGTTTTTGAGCAACACTATAATATCCTACCAAAATATAGGGTATTTGACCGAAATTGGTAGAACTGCTATAATACATTCATAGCGTAACAAAACAGGAGCTGATATGTCGAAAGCAACTATTCTTATTCGTAAGGGCACTTACCGCAACAAACCCGTTGACGGCAAAGTTTTTGAGCTGGTTGAGCAGTACAAGAAAACTGCTAGTGGCGGACATGTTACTGTTCGTAATGGCGGTGTTTTCCCTGACATGCCCGATACTATTCGTATCAAAGTTGCAGGTGTTGCTGCCTACGAATTTGTGACTGGCAGCGAAGCTATTCAACATGACGCAGAAGTGCGCGAAGCAGTCAGCGTTGAGACTGATGAAGAAGTCATTGCTCGCATCCGTGAGCGTTTTGATATCCTCGACGAAATGACCAAGGCTGCAACTAACGGCGACATTCGTGCAATGATTGTCAGTGGCCCTCCAGGTGTTGGCAAGAGCTACGGTGTTGAGTCCATTGTAGAGAAGGCTTGCCTGTTTGACCAAATTGCTGGCAAGAAACTTCGTGCAGAAGTTGTTAAAGGTAGCGCCACTGCACTGGGTCTGTATTGCACTCTGTACAAATACAGCGACCCCAATTGCGTTCTTGTGTTTGACGACTGCGACAGCATTCTGCTTGACGATGTTGCTCTTAACTTGCTCAAGGGTGCTCTGGACAGCGGCAAGAAGCGTAAAATTTCTTGGCTTGCTGACAGCAACATGCTTCGTCGTGAAGGTGTGCCAGATCAGTTCAACTTCAACGGAAGTGTGATTTTTATCACCAACTTGAAGTTTGACACTATGAAGTCGCAGAAACTGCGGGATCACTTGGATGCACTGCAAAGTCGTTGCCACTATTTGGATCTGACTTTGGATACGATGCGTGACAAGTTCCTGCGTATCAAGCAGATTGCCACTGACGGCGAATTGTTTCAAGACTACGACTTTGGCGACATTGGCCGTGACGAGATCCTTGAGTTCATGGACTCTAACAAGGTTAAGCTTCGTGAAATGAGCCTGCGTATGGCACTGAAGATTGCGGATCTGCGTAAGAGCTTTCCCCTGCGTTGGAAGGCCATGGCAGCGACTACTTGCATGAAGGCAGCATAATGGACAGTGACAAGGCCTTCTTTGGCACTATACTTGCCATGATGGCCTTGTTGTTCGGCTACCCTGTAGCGGCGTTTTTTATCTTTTTAGTAGCGGTGATATAATGAGCGGATACAAAACTTATCTTCGACTGCAACAAATCGAAGATCAAGCAAAACTACTTGGCTTTAGATTGGGCAACCCTAAACACGGATACACTAGTCGAGATGGCACAGAGTATGTTGCAGTTTTTCCACTAGATGACAGCTTGCCTATATATTCTCGTGACGCTGAACTTTTTGTTGGATCTTTTCGAGAACTAGAAGTGTGGTTGAATGGGTGGGCCAAGGCTCAACAGTATGACTATATGTTGCGGTTAACAGATGAAAAGAGACGCAAGAAATTCGAAGACAAAGAGCGTGAGCGTCAAAGAGTAGAAGCAGAACGTTTAGAAAAACGTAAGATGTTTGCCGCGTTGGCAGATAAAACTGAAGATCAAGTTGATAAACTTGTAAAGTAAAGGATATAATATGAGTTGGGTATTAATTTTATTTGTTCATGCTGGAATGCTAAGTGACAAAGACAGCATGGCACTAACCAATGTTCCTGGCTTTGCCACAGAAGCCGCTTGCCAATCTGCCGGTAAACAATCTGAAGTTCTTGTCAGACGAACTACAAAAGAAGTAAAGTTTGTCTGTGTTAAACAAGGAAATTAATTAATGCTAAAAATTCTGCAAGTGTGGGTCATGATGTCTGCTGTGATTGGCCTACTGATTTACGGATGGAACATTGCTTCAGACAAAGAACGTTGGCAGTTGACTAAAATTGTATTAGTTGCTATACTGTGTGGACTGATTGCTTCAGTCAGTCTTTTAATCATTTATCTGTTATTTTAAACTATGAAAATTTATCAGATTGCGCTAGAAGTGCTAGGCCGCATTTCCTACATGATGTTGGGAGCGGTTGTTACAATTCTTCTTTTTACTTATGGAGTTATCTAATGAAACGTTTTGCTACTTTGAGTCTTATCGCCGCCGCAGTTCTTGCCACAGGCTGCACTCGAATTGAAACTGGTGAAGTTGGTGTTCGTGTAGGCTTTGACAAACAAGTTAAGCCTGGCGAACTATTGCCCGGCACTTTCAATCAGGTCCTGGTTGGCGATGTGCTAACCTTCCCAGTCAAGGATGTCAACGTCACGCTGGAAAATATGACTCCAGTGGCCAAAGACAATAGTACTATGAAGGACTTTGATGCTGTTGTTGTTTACAACATTAACCCGCAACAAGTGGCCGAACTGTACAGTTCCAAGAACCGTGCTTTTCATGCCACCGAAAAAAGCGGCGACGTTTATTTGATGTACAATTACATCGTTCAAAATGCTCGTAATGCCGTATACAAGGCAGCTCGTAAATACGAAGCACTTGACATGGCTGACAATCGATCAGAGATGGAGAACTTCATCAAGGAAGAAATCGTTCGCAATCTAGCGGAAGAAAAACTTGATGGCAGTCTTACTATCAGTCAGGTTCTAATTCGTAATGTGGTTCCTGCTGACAGTGTTGTGGCTAGTGCCAACGAATTAGTTCGCAGTAAGAATGAACTCAAGCAGAAAGAAATCGAAGTTAAAACTGCTGAAGCCGAATCAAGGCGAATGGCTGCACTGGCAAACAACAGTCAAAGTTCTATTCAGTTTATGCAGGCACAGGCCATGCTGAATATCAGCGAAGGTATTAAAAATGGTAAAGTGCAGACTATTGTTGTTCCTGCTAATTTCAATGCATTGATGATGCCCAAGTAATATGAAAATTGGACTGAGTTATAGCCGATGTGTTCGCGACATTGTGGATCGCGTAGTGGATCCTGACGATGTGCTGATCATTATTTCACGCACAGACTTTGACCCACACAACGATGAGCAGTGGAAAAACATTTGGGATGGTTATCGCGGTCGCGGCGCATTTGGTACGGCACGTGAGTGGGCGCACTATGACGAAGATCGTGAACAGGAATTTCGAGATGCTACGCTGAATCTCTGGGCCGATGGCAAGCTACACCAGCCCCGTAAATTTGGTTCTTATCCTCGCCGCATGCCTTATTACTGGTTAGAAACTGCATTGCCTGACAGTGAGTTAGAGTCTAGGCCAGCTGTAAAAGAAGCTTGGGAGCGTTTTCAAATTCTTGCCGGACTAAGCAATATTACTTTAAATAACGAAGCACATTAAGTTTTTCGGGTCGCCAATTAATCAGACAGCTCCTGTGGCGATTCTTTAAAGCCCTACAATGTAGGGCTTTTTTTTGACTGTTAAATCATCTTAATAAGTAAAGATATGAGTCTTAAAGAACTTACGGCAGAAAAACATAAACAAGCCGAATCCACACAATTCATGCGAGCAATATTTGCAGGAACATTACCCGTGGATCATTGGATAGATTATACATATCAGAAGATGTTATTCTACAAAACCATAGAAGGTGCTGCAGGCATGAATGGCTTATTAAGAGACTTGCCAGACATACCTAGAGCGTTTAAGTTATTTCAAGACTATCAGATAATGAACGTCGATAACAAACAATATTCTTTTAAGAATGCCGCCGTTGATTATCACAATTATCTGTTAAGCATTAACAAAGATTCGGCCAAAATAATGGCTCACTTATATGTCTGGCACATGGGCGATCTCTACGGTGGACAAATGATTAAGCGATTAATTCCTGGCAGTCACATTGCACTTGAGTTTGAAAACAAGGATCAATTGATTAGTACAATTAGATCAAAGTTAGATGACAGCATGGCAGACGAAGCTAACCTAGCCTTTGATTGGGCTATTAGAATTCTGCAAGAATACAATGTCTGACTATCAATACATTTGATTTGTGAATTAAATATTGCTATAATAGCAATATGAAGCAGCCCACTTTTAATTATGTCGAAGACTATATAGAGTTTATCGGTGGCCGCCGAAGTGTTGACGGAAAAGTTTTTGGAATATTTAACTATGCCCCGCCTCCCATAAACTTAGCAAGATATGACGTATCTATCATTGATAGTTTGTCCTCACAAACCTGCGAATTAAATAATCCTTATACAGATAAACAAAGCGCATTAGCAGTAAAACTAGTAGACAAGTATAGAAGACAGTTAGCAGGTCTAGTCACTCCCGTTGTTGTTCCTGAAAAACTCGAATCATTTAGATTAGGAATTCGTTTAGTTGATCGAACAAAATCTGTATATATCGAAGATAATCAATTTGTAGTTAAATTTCCATATGATACTAAGTTAATTGATTTATTAAAAAAACAGGCACGGCAAGGTGAGGGCTCGGTCAGATTTAATTATGATAAAAAAATATGGTTACTGGGCATGACTGAAAACAACTTAAATTGGATTATGGCAATTTGCCCGCCCAATGAGTTTACTATTCATGATTCTGTTACAGCACTACACGAAAAGATGCTATCGGTAGAAAAAATCAGCTACAAAATTTGCCTAAGGCTGGTAGATGATCAATTAATATTAGAAAATGCCGAATCTAGCTTATTGGATTATATAGAGACTGTTGGTGGCGTTACCATGAGCAACCTATTAAAATTAATTGATGTTAGTTCAGTACTAGGCTTTGAAGTCGATGACACTTTAATAAAACAGATCGATAAGTTAGATTATGGACACGACCGTAGATTTTTGATAAATCGAAAAACTACTTGCAACAAAGAAAAAATATCCATAGAGCAAGTGTTAGAATATGCAAGGAAGGTAAATAGATTACCCATTCATGTTTATGAAACTGGGTTACCAAAATCTAATACTGAAGATATTATCTACTTGAATCGGGGAATAGGACCCGAAGTACGCCCCAAGTTATTAGTAACTACCACTAGTTTGATGATAGGTAGTAAAAAACAAAGTTGGGTTTCTAATGCTGAAAAGATTATAATTCTAGAATGAATCAAGCAAAATTAATTATTCGCGACGAAGTTAATGTAAAGATCGAAGGGCTCGAACTCACTGATCGAAAACGATTAGTGGAAAAATTCAAATACGAAATTCCTGGAGCAAGATATTTACCAGCAGTCAGACTTGGAAGATGGGATGGCAAGGTACCTTATTTCAATTTGGGTGGCACAACCTACATTAACTTACTGCCTGACATTCTTCCGTACTTAGAAGAACGGGGCTACGACATCGATGTTGATGATGTGCGCGAGTACAGTACTACATTAGAACTTGGGCAAGTAGTTGAAGATAGTTTCGCTCATAAACAATGGCCTAACGGTGAACCTATTATACTGCGAGATTATCAAGTTGAAATTATCAATCGCTTTTTAAAGAATCCGCAGTGTATTCAGGAAGTGGCCACTGGGGCTGGTAAAACTATTATGACAGCGGCCTTGTCTGCGAGTGTGCAACATTTGGGTCGAAGCATTGTCATTGTTCCTTCTAAGAGTCTCGTTACACAAACAGAAACGGACTACAAAACCATGGGACTAGATGTTGGTGTGCTGTTTGGAGACCGTAAAGAATACACTAAACAACACACAATCTGCACATGGCAAAGTTTGAATGCTTTGGTAAAAAATACAAAGAACTATGAAGCAGATGTAACTATACATGACTTTATCGAGGATGTTGTCTGCGTCATGGTAGACGAAGCACACAGCGCCAAAGCAGATGCATTGAAGTCTATGTTGACCACCATCTTTGCTCGTGTGCCCATTCGTTGGGGATTAACGGGCACAGTACCTAAAGAAGATTATGCATATCAAGCACTAAATTGTTGCATCGGTCCAGTGATAGGACAACTCAGTGCCAGCGAGCTACAAGAGCAAGGACATTTAAGCAACTGTCATGTAAATGTAATACAAATGGTTGACTATGTCGAGTACAAAGATTATCAACAAGAACTAAAATATTTGTTAGAGACAGAATCACGTATAGATTACATTGCTGATCTGATTAATAAGATTTCTGAATCGGGAAACACTCTGGTTCTGGTTGACAGGGTAGATCCAGGTAAGAAGTTAGCCAGTAAAATAAAAAATGCAGTTTTTGTGTCGGGAGCTACTAAATCAAAGGCAAGAAAAGATGAGTACGATGAATTTGCGATTACTGATGACAAGGTTGCTGTGGCGACTTACGGTGTGGCCGCTGTGGGTATTAATATTCCTAGGATTTTTAATTTGGTTCTTGTGGAGTCCGGAAAAAGCTTTACAAGAGTTATACAAAGCATTGGGCGAGGCATTAGAAAAGCTGAAGACAAAGACTTCGTTCAAATCTGGGACATAACTAGTACCTGTAAATTTGCCAAACGACATCTGACCAAACGTAAGCAATTTTATAAAGAAGCAAACTACCCATTTAGTGTAGAGAAGACCGAATGGCAGAGTTGACTTATACTAGCAAAGATATTATTATAACAATATGAGATTACTTACATTAGAAAACACCAGTTACGAATTAAATGAGATACCCGAAGAAGTAGATGACATTAGATTCTGCGTATTAGATAATTCAGATCCCAAAGAACCTGATTACTTTTTTATTCCTTTAATTTTTTTAGAAAGCTTTAACAGTCCTGCACTAGTTCTTAAAATAGGAAATAACATAGTTAAAATGCCTATAGACTGGCAATTACTTATAGGTGAACCTGACTTAGGAGATTTAGAAGTTGTTCCGCTTACTAGCATCAATGATCGAGGTTTTAGTGCATTTGCTTTTAATCCTATGGCTAGCTTTCGTCCTGAGTTCTATCCTGTAGAAGTAATTGACATATATCAAGATGTTAAATGGTACTTTCCCAAACTTAAACCTGGACAAATGTTGGCTGTGCCCTTAGAAACGGGAACAGAAAAGCCAATGTGTGTTTATTTTGTCAAAGATATTAGTCGTCAAAGCGAAGTAGTTAATTATTCTAAGGTGTGGTAATATGTCCAAATATACAGAACCCGAAATGTTTCAGATTTTTAATAGATTGATTAGAATCTATTTAGAAAGCTATCCCGAAGACAAAGAAGAATTATTGAGGTTTATGAGATGGTCGTATACCCAATATGGATACGATTTTAAGACGGATCTCTTAGATGAGCAACCTTAAGCCTGGGGCTACTTACATTTATGAGCAAGTGGATGGCATAATATATGCCAGGGAATCGCTGTCTACTGAAAGAATTGAAATGGGCAGAACCGCAGACCGTGTAACAAAAGATCGACTCGATTGGGACTTATGGAAAGAAATAGTTGAGCAAAGTGAATTCCATCCTGCTTTACAGTCAGAACTAGAACGTGTTAAGATATTTTATCTTTTAATGAAGGGAAATGCGGTAGAAATACCGCATCATCCGGTATGAAAAATCTAATAGTGTTTGGGGACAGCTGGCCAGCTGGCGCTGATTTGCAGGATCCGCAAAAAGACTCGTTCCCTACAGTACTAGCTCAAAAATTAAACTTAAACTGTAAAAATTTAAGCCAAAGAGGCACGAGCATAGATCATGCGGTAGTTTCATTTATGGAGGCAGATTTAACAGATTCAATGGTTTTATTTTGCGCCACAGGTTATGCAAGATCAATGAGAATCGCTGGACCATACATTTTTGAAGTACACCCACAAGATGCTGCTATGGAGTGGTACTACACAAGATTATATTCAGACGAACTAGGAAAACTTAATAGAATTAAAAACTGTCTGTTAGTGCAAGAAATTTGCAAAAATAAAAAAATTCCTGTATACTTTGCGTCTAACTGGGATCCACTGCCATTTCATAATCTACTAGATATTACGCAATGGTCTCCAAAAACGTTTATGCAAATGATAAGTGCTGGGCCCTGCAACCCAGACTACCAAGTAGATTGGGCGAATGTGAATCGAAAATACATGATAAAGCGGAGCAGTCATCCAAATGAAGAAGGTCACAGATTAATTGCAGAAGAATTGTACACATGGATAAACTCTCGATAAACAATGAAATGGCTCAACTCGACATAAAAAATCGAGAATTTTATGATGAGCTCACAGATGAAGAACGTAAAAAGTTCAGTACATACTTAATGATGAAATACAGTGCTAACGTTGAAGGCAGCAGCGATCTTCAAGCTTGGTACTTGTTGGCCAGTAATGAGCGGGTGAATATAAATTTTTTCGATTTTAACAAGCATACAAAACTTCAATGGTTAATGTGTACATCAGTAAGTCCGGGTATGGGCAAGCAACGCCATTATTGGTTGAGCAGTAAAAAGAAAGAAGGATCAAATACTAAAATTATTAAATTTTTAAGTAAGCTTTATCCTGCAATGAAATCAAATGACATTGCTCTTATGGCCGAACTAAACACTGAAAAAGAAATTAAAATCATGGCCAAAGACATGGGAATGAGTGACAGTGAGATTAAAAAGGAACTGGGTTGAGTTTTGTCTGCAAATACTGCAAAAAGTCGTACTTAAAAGAAAGTACATTGCTGGCGCATTTGTGCGAGCCTAAACGCAGGTGGCAACAACAAAATGAAACAGGAGTTCAGCTTGGTTTTAAATCGTACTTAAAATTCTACGAGATCACTCAGGGCAGTGCTAAACTGAAAACATACGAAGACTTTGCAGACAGTCCTTACTATTCTGCTTTTGTCAAATATGGCAGACATTTAGTTGGCATCAGGGCAGTTAACAGCAACAGTTTTACTGAATGGTTATTGAAAAATAATAAAAAATTGGATCATTGGTGCAAAGACACATTGTACTTGGAATGGTTGCATCAGTATCTTAAAAAAGAAAACGTGCAAGATGCCATCGAACGAGCACTGAAAGAAATGCAAGACTATGCCGATTCAGATCCAATTCTAGATAATAAATTTAATAATTATTTTAAACTTGGATCCAGCAATCGGATTTCACATCATATTTCAAACGGACGCATCAGTCCTTGGGTATTATATAATTGTACCAGTGGAATTGATTGGCTTAATGGAGCCAATTCTGAACAATTAGAAATTATAATGCCCTGTATAGATCCAGACTTTTGGCAGCAAAAGTTTCAAGACTATATGGCTGATTCTGAATGGGCTAAGGATATATTAGAAAAAGCCGGTTTATGAAGCGAGTAGAAATACGATGGCTACATAGATTTGTTGGATCATCTCATTCGATTTTATTGCACAAGTGGTGTGAAGAACAAGGTCTAAAATTGAATAAAGATTATAGTTGGCAGTTTAAATCGGATGAAAATGTAACTGTGTTTTATTTTGAAGATCATGTAGAAAGTTATGCTACGTTATTTTCATTGAAATATGCAGGATATATTGATATTGACTTTGCGGATAAATAATAATATGAAAACTAATAATTTTATCCCAACATGGCTTTACATTAAGCAACATAACATAACAGGATTAAAGTATTTTGGAAAAACAACTAAAGATCCGTTGTTGTATAGAGGGTCTGGAAAGTATTGGAAAGACCACATTAAAAAGCACGGTAATAATGTGATAACGGTATGGGCTGAATTGTTTACTGATCGAGAATCATTAATCGAGTATGCATTAAATTTCTCAATGCAACACAATATCGTTAATTCAGCTGAATGGGCAAACCTAATAGTAGAGAATGGTATAGATGGTAATGTCCCTGGTAACAAAACATCCGACGAAACAAGACGAAAGTTGTCAGAGTCTCTTAGAGGACTGCCGGCATGGAACAAAGGAGTTCCTAGATCTCAAGCAGTAAAGGACGCTATAAGCAGAGCCAACAAAGGAAAAGTTGCATGGAACCTTGGAATCCCGCGAGACGATAAAGTTAAGGAAGCAGTTAGTAAAGCGAATACGGGTAAAACAGCGTGGAACAAAGGCAGATCCAGGACCGAAGAGGAGAAACAAAAAATGAAAGATGGCTGGGCAAAAAGAAAAGCGACAGTCGGACATATTCCTCATAATAAAGGCAAGAAAAACAATGCAGGAAATTAAACGATTCGCCAGCGACATCGACATAGATTTTGGAGATAGAAATCAAATTCTGTCGCTGTTAAAACACACACCTGCTAGTATTATACGGGACGAAAAACTAACTAAACACAATACAGGTGTGTACTTTACAGATATCCCAGTGGATCCTTACACTGGGCAGTGCAGTTTGGATTATCAAATAGCCGAAGATCGAGGATATTTAAAGTTAGATTTTTTGAATGTTAATTTATATCAACAGGTAAAAAATGAAGATCATTTAGTACAGTTAATGCAGCAAGAACCAGATTGGACTAAATTATATGATTCTGAGTTCTGTGGGCAGTTAATTCACATAGGTTCTCACTACGAGACTTTAACTAAAATGCCCGAAGCTGTCAACAGTATTCCCAGGATGGCCATGTTTTTAAGCGTGATTCGACCAGCAAAACGCCATCTAATAGGACTACCCTGGGCAGAAGTTGCTAAGACAGTGTTTGAAAGACCCCAAGACGACGTATACTATTTTAAAAAGGCACATGCGATATCATATGCTCATTTAGTTGTGGTTCACATGAATTTGCTGACTAATTCAGAAGATAATCTTAAACAATTCTTCGAACCAGTGTAATACTACGACGTTTACTGCGTTTTTGTGCAGACTCTTTAAGACTCAACGCAGGCCCGTATTTTAATTCTACGTCTTTGCTGTTGAAGGTCTTGAGTGTAGGCCTGAACAAACCCCAATCCGCCTTTAAAAAAATATTAATAGGTATTAACCTATTCGACTCCCACCACCATACTTCCCCTAGTTCCAGATACAATCTTTTTTGATCGGGGGTTTTAAGTAGACCAAAATCATAGACGCTGGTAATCACATCGTCTAAGTTTTGAATAATTCCTATGTATTCATTACCCCCGTAGGTAAGGAAACTTAAAAAGGGGTACTGGTCTAATAATTTTTGGTAAGATAAATCCACAATGATATTTATTTTCGAAAATTTTGTCTATATTGAATATGGAAAAAGCAACTAAATATGTGATGCAAACCGTTATAAGTTACTATTATGACAATACTGTGGATGTACAATTTGACATCAGTTCAACTTGTTTGATACCAGTAGAAATCCCTCAAAGGAACAGAGTTGTGTATACCAGACCATTACAAATTTACAAAGGCATTACCAATGTTGTTAAGATTGCAGTAAAAAATGCAGATCAAAAACCCATTGATGTAACAGGCCACTTACTCACGTTTAACATAGTCGATGACTATGTTTTTTCTAATGCCAACGTTGTACTAAGTGCAAATGTGATAATGAGCAATGCTGCTGCTGGTTTAGGATACGTCACACTAACTGGATTAGATTTGGTGCAGTTAGATAGAGAACAATATAATTATAATGTAAAAATACAAACTTGCTGGGGTAATGTGGCATCATATGTTGATGACAATTACGGCGGAGCTGGACAATTATATGTAAGCAATTCGGCTTATCCGGTAGATCAGCCTGCAGCCTTGGATCTTGGATCAGTGGGCGACGGAATAAACAGCGCAATGTATGATTTTGGAACAATTTAAGGAATAAACATGAGTTTAGAAAACCTATTAGGGATTCCTTGTCCGACAGGTCCGCAAGGTCCGCAAGGTCCTCGAGGACCACAGGGAACACAAGGTCCACAAGGTCCTCGGGGACCACAGGGACCACAAGGCCCAACTGGATTACGGGGAGTGCAAGGCCCAACTGGACCGCAAGGCCCTTCTGGAGATACTGGACCACAGGGACCACAGGGACCACAGGGACAAGGAGTGCAAGGCCCAACTGGACCGCAAGGGCCACAAGGTCCTATCGGTAATCAAGGTCCTTCTGGACCAGAAGGACCTACTGGTATAGGAGTTCAAGGTCCACAAGGACCTACTGGTCCACAAGGATCACAAGGACCTACTGGTCCACAAGGATCACAAGGACCTACTGGACCAGTAGGCTTTACTGGTAGTTCGGGCCCACAAGGACCAGAAGGTCCACAAGGCCCGCAGGGCCCTCAGGGAAGCGGACCGCAGGGCCCGCAGGGCCCGCAAGGACCAGCTGGCAGTAGTAACGTACCAGGACCACAGGGACCACAAGGCCCCGGATCAGAAATTACTGTAGAAGATGAAGGAACTGCAATTACCAGTAATGTTTCTACTTTGAATTTTGTAGGCGACGGAGTTACTACAACCAATGTGGCTAATGTAGTAACAGTAACTATTCCAGGATCAATTGATACATTATATTCTATAGGTAATATTTCTGGCACATTTGCTCCTAATAGGGCTAATGCGTCGGTTCAATCTGCAACATTAATCGGAAATGTAACTTTGTCTGCTCCAACAAATATGACACTTGGACAAAGTTTAACATTGATTTTTACTCAAGATGCTACTGGAAATCGTTTACTAACTCCTAATTCAAATTATAAATTTGCCGGAAATTTTAAAACTTTAAGTACTGCTGCTAACAGCATTGATATGTTAAACATGTTTTACGATGGTTCGATATATTATGTTACACTAACAACTGGGTATGTATAATGATAGGAGCAAGTAGACTGGGTTTTATGTATAATAGACCTGCTAATAGAGGGTATAGAAAAAATGTTCTAGTTTTTTATGACCCTTTAACTGCTGGTCCAGGGGGAAACACTGATTATTATAATTCTGGAGACATAAATCCTGCGACGAACATATATCCTGTGATACAGGCAAGAGAAGCAACTTTGGGATTTACAACTTCATTAGTTCAAAGTTATGCAGATTTAAACACATTAAACTTGTCACAATTTGCACATATTTGGGATATTGGTTATGCAAGCCCATATTTGACAAACCCCAACAATCCTACTAATAAATTATTCGGTTATTTACAGTCAGGCGGCGCCATGTTTATACTAGGCGAAAATAGCAATTTAGGAGTAAGAGATGATGCCATTGACACTTTTGTAACTAGTATAGGCGGTGGCAATGTTGTCAGAAGTTTAACGGAATATACATATAGCGCAGCAGTCACGGTACAGCCTGAATTTTTAATAGCTAATAATTCTAATAGTATTGTTTTTGGAAGACCGGGGACTTTTACTAGCTTGGGTACAGGCACTGCAATGACTAGTGCATTTACAGGATCAGAATATGTTGCAGCTATGTGGGAAACTGGTAGTTTAACAGGAGCTCCATCTGGTGCAGTAATATCTGTACTCGATGTTAATTTCTTTGTAGGGTTTAATCAAAATTATTCTTTTATTGACAATTTGTGCTCGGCATTGAACACAAAGTAATAGGAATATTTGATAAGTATGTGTATAACAAATGTTTGGAAGATATAAATGAGCAAAACAGTCCAATGGAAGCGTGGCAACGCTAATGTAAGTTCTACTTATACAGGACCAGAAGGTGAACTTACGGTTAATACAACTAACTGGACCTTGAATATACACGACGGGGTTACCCCAGGCGGCCACCCGGCCACTGTTAATCTTGGAAATCTCGATATTTCCACTCAAACTATATCCGGAACAGTATCTAATGCCAACATTGTTATTGATCCTAATGGGACCGGAATTGTTGTATTAAACAACGGTGTGGCCACAGATGGGAATATAACAGCATCTTATTTTGTTGGTAACGGGTCGTTATTAACAGGTACCACTAATTACGGAAATGCCAATGTAGCAGCATATCTGCTTACTTATACAGGAAATCTTTCTGCAAATAGGATAGAATTAGCAAATACTTTATTAATAACATCAAACGTTGCTAGATCATTTTTCTTTTCACAAAATAAAGATGCACAACTAGTGGCTTCTGACGGAGTTCGTAATTCATCGATTTATCTTTGGGCCAATAACGGCCGCATGAGTTTTAACACAGTTTCTAATGCGTTTGACTTTAACTTTAATGGACAACTCAGTGCCACTGATTTTACTGCCAGTAAAAGTAGTGCAACTGGATATTCGTTCTACACCCCCGGCGAAGGACTTTCGGGTTTTGTACATGTAAACGGTCCCCCGTCTTATATAAAAATTACACATGATGGCATCGATTACACTAAATTTTATGCAAATTACACCACTGAAACCATTGGTAATTTAGTTATTTCATCTAGTGCAAATGTATTCGGCAGCTTCCCCACTGCATTTGTACAAGTTTATTCCAATGTCAATACTTATAGTCAAATAGTGCATCAGAATTTAAACGGAGGTGCTTTATCTAGCTCAGATTTTGTGGCCACTTCCAACAATGGCACTGATACAAGATATTATGTTGATTTGGGTATTGCAGGTAATTTACATACCGATCCAAACTTCTTTGGGGATACATCTACATTTAATGATGCATATCTTTATGTTACAGGATATGATCAAGCCGGCCCAAGTACAGGTAATGTGGGTAATTTAATAATAGGCAGTACTAACGGATTAGTTAAAACATTCATTGGTAATACTGCGGAAGCAAATGTTGTTACAGTAGTGGACAGCACCGGACTATTGCCCGGGGCCAATGTTACTTATAATTTAGGCAGTGCTACAAGACAATGGAAAGAGTTGTGGATCAGCAACAGCATAATTACAGGCAATTTAATTACTGGCAATACTTACGTGCCCAGCACTGCTACTAGCACAGGCACAAAAGGACAAATTACCTATGACAGTGATTATGTGTATGTTTGCGTAGCTAATAATGTATGGCGCCGAGCCAACCTTTCCTCATGGTAAACTACTAAATAACATAATAACAGGATTTTAGATATGGCCTCATATACAATAGTAACATCAACCGCAGCAAATGTAGCTGGTAACGGTAACACAATTAACAGCACCAAAGTCAAAGTGGTAGCAAATGCAGCCTGTGTTTATGCTATCAACGCTCCAGCGACATTGACAGCTAACGTTGGCGCAATGATTCCCGCAAACTTTCCCACATACATAAACATGACTGGCATAGGAAACAGAATTTCAGTGTTGCCAGTTGCAGGCGGCAGTACTGCCATTACAGTAACTGAATGCGGCACAGTTTACCAAAGTGCTGTAAATCAAAATAGTACAACGTTCTTGAATGCTTGATAAATGAAAATTTCAGACTTGATTGGCGAATTAGTAGACATTTTTGGTCAGCCAAAACAAGCTGAACAACCTATTATCGGTGGGATCAATATAGAAATTCAAAACAGACCCGATGTACACGAAGTTGAAGCCGACACCGAAGATAGAACAGACACTAATACAATGGTTGCTCCTTTACAGCAAAAATTAGAACTATTAAAGCGAGCTGTAGGTGTAGATAATATGTATAATCAAGTTGATCAACAAGATGAGCTGGATCAAATTTTGAAAATTGCAGGAGTACCAACTGCCACAATTTTCGACGCAGGCGACGACGAACCGTTAGACTCGTAAAGGGTCCCGCCATGTCTGCTAACACTTATACTCAAGACTTTTTCACAGATAGACGAAATTATGCGGACGGTAATGTTCGTATAGGACAAATGGATCGTCTTTGGTATGATCCAATAACAAACACTATAAGAGTTGGTAATGGCTTGCCCGGCGGTAGAATCATTGGATTTGGTGGTAACGGCTCTGGTACATTTAACTATAATGTAAGAACAGTTTATACAGACTATACTTTTGTGGAATCCGACTATTATGTGGGTGTGATGTCCAACGCCGCAGTTACTATAACACTGCCGCCTGGAGAAGAAGGTCGTATCTGTGTGGTCAAAGATCAAAGCAGTAATTGTAGTGTACATCATTTAACTATTCAGCCACAAGGCTCAGATACCATAGACAATCAATCAAGTGCTATATTGGCACTTAATAATGCAGCCGTTGATATGATCTTTACAAATGGCGGCTGGAGAATAATATGACATATTTGTTTAGTAATACTAGTTCAATTTTTCAAAGTAATGGATCAGCTATTACTACTGTAAATCCTTTGCCTGTTACATTAGGTTCAGCCAACATTAACATCATCGGAAACATATCAGTGCCCACTACAGTTAATGTGGCCAGTAGCTCAGAGAACCCTGTGCATGTTCATATAACTGAAATTGGCACCAGTGGCAATCTATTGGCAAATAATGTTTCTTACATGCCAATTGGCGGTAATGTCATTGCGTTTCAGGGCAATGTACCTTGGATAATTAGTAATACTAATGCAGCCATAACAAATAACCTAACCATAAGCAGTATTAACTCTAATGTAACTGTAGTAGATGGTGGTGGCAGTATTACTGTGGATGGCAATGTTGGTATCACTGGCACAACCAATGTCAGCATTACTAGCGGCAGTGTAGAAGTCAGTGGCTTTCAAGACGGGCTCAAAGATGCATTTGGTCGGTTGCGTGTGAGCAATCCTTTGACCTTGTTTGACACACAGGCCAGATACTACGATCACGAACAGTTCAGTTCATCCATTACTGGTGCTACAGCTAATGTGGTCTACAATGCCAACTCCAGCACTTTTTTATGTTCAGTGGGTACAGCATCGGGCGATCAGGTGCTGAGAGAAACAGTGAGAACATTTACCTATCAGCCAGGCAAGAGCTTGTTGATCTATCAGTCATTTTGTATGAATGCATCCAAAGCCAATCTGCGTCAGCGTGTGGGGTATTTTGGTGCACAGAATGGCATATATTTTGAAGTCGACGGCTCTAACCTATATATGGTGATTCGCAGCTACAGTTCTGGCGCAATAGTTGAAGATCGTGTGGCGCAAGCCAACTGGAACATCAACAGTCTCAGCAACAGCATAGGCACTAACCCTTCGGGCATTACTCTCAATCCCGCACTGATCCAAATCTGGTTCTGTGACATCGAATGGTTAGGCTCAGGCACTGTGCGGGTGGGATTTATTATTGATGGTAACTATGTTGAATGTCATCATTTTCATCACGCTAATATTCCCAGCACAGCATATGTCAATAACACCACAACTTACATGACCACAGCCACACTGCCTCTACGCTTGGAAATCACAAACACAGGTATCACAGCATCACCTAGTACCCTGCGACAAATCTGCGCCAGTGTGATTTCAGAAGGTGGCTATCAGTTGTTGGGAAATCCCAGAGCAGCCTCCCATTTGATAGGTACTCCACGACGTCTGCCTAATGATGCGAGCTTTGTGCCTGTGATAGCCATCAGACTCAAATCCACTATGTTAGATGCAGTGGTTGTGCCCATTAACTATAGTCTTGTGCCGGCGGCGCAGAGTTTATTCCAATTCAGAGTTTACAAATATGCCATTACCAGCGGCGGCAGTTGGGTTGATTCAGCGGCCGACAGTGCAGTACAATACAACCTAGCTCCTACAGCTTTGGTGTCGGGCGATATCGTGGAACAGAGTTTTTTCAACAGTACCAATCAAAGTGCCGGCGCCCCTACACAAGAACAGTTCTCATTTATCTATCAGTTGGAACGCGAACCATTTACTGGCACACCCTATGAGTATGTTATCACTATGGCTACAACAGGTACAAATCAAGACATTTACGCCAGCATTGAATGGCAGGAAATGACGTAATACCATTTGATTTAGCTCAAATAATTCTGTATAATAGTTGGATGTTCAATACGGTTCAAGATTTTACCCTAAGCATACTGCCGCCTGACAATATTTGTTTTAATTGTTAATTGATAAATAAATGTATGAAGTACATTTATCTTATTACTTCCCCATCAGGTAAACATTATGTTGGGCAGTCAAAAGTCAGCTATAATAAAAAGAAATATTGGTATAGCTTACTTGAACATAAAGATACCACCGACAGAAAAATAGTAAATGCTATCAGAAAATATACCTGGAATAGTATGCAGTTCGAAGTCATTGAAAGAAACGATGATTGGACAAAAGAAGAACTGAACAACAGAGAAATATACTGGATAGCGTACTATAACTCCGTTGAGCTTGGATACAATATGACAACAGGCGGTGAGGGAGTCGATTCGAACTGTGCAAGAAACAATGCACTAAAACACCACGCATCAATGACAGAAGAAAAGAAACAATCAAGAAGTCAAAATTGTAGCACCGGCCAAAAGAAGAGATATCAAAGTTCGCCCGACTCGCAACATACTAAGCAACGAAAAAGTGACTCACATAAAGGAACGTACAGGATCGAGTCCCCAGAAGGAAAAGTATGGACTACTAGTGTTGGTTTGAAAGATTTTGCCGAACAATACAAAAACGAGTTAAAAGTAAGCTACTGGCAGTTGTTTTCTGCTTACAGAAAGTGTTATACTAACACAGTAACTATAAGAAAAACAAAAAATCAAAACAACTGGAAAGTCACTCGTCTTGATACATGAAGTAGCAAACTACACCCAGCAATTATGGACCCAGGGTCGCAAAACTAAAAAGGCCCAATCTGGTTGGTTGTCAGGCAATGCTGTTTGTTGTACTCACAATGGCGACAGTCAAGACACAAGAGGCCGCGGCGGTCTAATAGTTAATACAGACGGGGGAGTAAGCTGGCATTGTTTCAATTGTGGATTTAAAACAGGATACACTCCGGGTAGACCTCTTAGTTTTAAATATCGAAAATTCCTCAGCTGGTTAGGAGCAGATACCAACGAAGTTCAACGATTGGTAGTTGAAGCACTGAGAATCAAAGATTTAAT